TGATTCGCAAATACCTGCGGATGAATCAGAAAAACATCATCGGCGACAAGGGCATCCAGCTGCAGATGAAGGTCCCCATGAAAAAGGGGAAAAACCTTAATAAAAAACTGAACATCGCGATCGAGGCCGCGTGGAAGACGTGGGGCCGCAAGGTCAATTGCACCGTCACCGGCAAGCTGAGCTGGAACATGGCGCAGCGCTTCGCGGTGGAGCAGTGGAAGCGTGACGGCGAGTGCATCATCCGCATGGTGACGTACGACCGCAACCCGTTCAACTTCGCGCTGCAGTTTTTCGATCCGGACCAGCTCGACGCGAATTTTTACAGCTACATGATGCCGAACGGCAACCAGATCCGCATGGGCGTCGAGGTCGACCCCTATGGCCTGCCCGTCGCCTACCATCTCTGGAAGCGCCACCCGGCCGAATTCTCGACCGCACCCCAGTACCGCATCCGCGTGCCGGCCGAGGAGATCGTCCATATCTTTGTGCCCCAGCGCGTGGGCCAGACCCGCGGCTTTCCCGAGATGGCGCCGTCGATGGTCAACATCCACATGATGGTGAAGTACTCCGAGTCGGAGGCTATCGCCGCGCGCATCGCGTCGGAGAAGATGGGATTCTTTGAAGCTGCGGCGGGTACCGACGAGGGATATACAGGGGATCGCGACGCCGAAAACCGTATCACGATGAAGGCGGAGGCTGGGCTGATCGAGCAGCTGCCTACTGGCCTAACCTTCAAATCGTGGGACTCCACACACCCTGCAGTGGCCTTCCCGTTCTTCATGAAATCGCAGATCCGCCTCGCCGGCGCCGGGCTCGACGTGAGCTACGAGAGCCTGGCCAACGATCGCGAGGGTGTGAACTATTCGAGCATTCGCGCCGGGCTTCTCGATGAGCGCGACACCTGGCGCCTCGAGCAGGACGTGGTGAAAGAGGTTCTTTCGCAGGTGGTCTTTGAAAAGTGGCTGACGAACGCCTGGCTCGCGGGCCTGGTGAAGCTCGAAGGCTTACCCGCTGATTTCTTCGAGTTCGCAACGTTCCACGCGCGCGGCTGGCCGTGGGTCGACCCACTCAAGGATGCGCAGGCTGCCGTGCTGCAGGTCCAGAACGGATACGAATCGCAATCGCAGCAGATGGCCGAGGCGGGCAACAACTTCGAGGAAGTCATCGACGAGATCAAGTACGAGCAGGACTACATCGCGGCGGCCGACGTGAAGCTGGGCACCGATACCAAGGGCATCGCCGACACCGCGACCGACGACACGGCCGCGGGCTCGCCAGCTGCTGCAGCCTCCGGAGGCAATTAATGGCAAGAGTTCGAAGTGGGTTGTTCGCTTTTTTCGTTTCGATGCTGGGCAGCATGGGCGGCTCGTTTGCCCGGGTCGTCGCGGACATAACCAAGCCCAGCCCTCGCCGTCAGCCGAAAGAATGGCCGGAGCCGACGCCTCGACAGAGACAATTCGCGCGGATGCATGGAAGGCGCAGCGCGTCGCAGAGATCTCGATCGAACCGCCGCAAGGCGAGGCGCTGTGCCTGAGAACCTGCTGCTGCTGGGCAACTGCCTCAAGCTGATGAACACGCTGCCGGCCGGCTCGGTGGATTGCGTTCTGACAGATCTTCCGTACGGAACGACGGACAACAAATGGGATTCTGTTATCCCGATGGACAAGCTGTGGGCAGCGTGGCGGCGGGTGATGCGGCCAGGAGCCCCGGTGATTCTGTTCACGCAGCAGCCGTTCACGACGACGGTGGCAGCAAGCAATCTAAAACAGCTCAAAACGGAATGGATCTGGGCGAAGCACCAGGGCACCGGCTTTCTCAACTGCAACAAATACCCGATGAAGAGCCATGAGAACGTTCTAGTATTTTGCGATCGGCTGCCACCGTATTGGCCACAAATGTGCGGGGGGGGCGTCGTATAAGACAAATCGCAAAGCCAACTGCAGCACAAATTACGCGAACACCCGCGCGTGGAAGTCGGCCAACACCGACGGCTCACGCTACCCCACCACCGTCCTGCGGCCGCTCAAGCTCAACGCTGTCGACAGAGGACTTCACCCCACCCAGAAGCCACTCGCTCTACTCGAGTATCTGATCCGGACCTACACCCGGCCCGGTGAGCTGATCCTCGACAACTGCGCCGGATCGGGCACGACGCTGCTGGCGGCACACAACACAGGCCGCCGATTCGTGGGCATGGAACGCAACCAGAAGTACTACTGGAGAGCGAGACGTCGGCTGGCAGAGGCAATCAGGACGTGCCCTCTCCTCACCGCATCGCCGGCGGCGCCGTGTAGGGCATCCTGTGCGTGAGATTTAGCGGGGATTTGACCGTTTTTCCCACCTTCGCCTAACAATCTACGCGACATGGCCACACCAGCAGTCGTTCCGTTGTCGACCAAACGCGCTCTCCCGGCGAAGCTGCCGATGCAGAGCCGCGTCTTCGGCCTTCGCGCTTCAGAGCGGGCCGCAGGCGTTGAGCCCGATGACAGCGTCGTCCCCATCTCCTTCTCGAGCTCCAACCCCATCAAGCGGATGAGCTGGGGCGGGATGTGGTGGTACGAGGTTCTCAATCACTCGAAGGGCGCCGTCAAAACCGACCGCCTCGCCCAGGGCCTCGCTGTGCTGGTCAATCACGACCCAAACCAGCGCGCAGGAATTTTGCAGAACGGGGTGATCAGTGACAAGACCGGTCGCGGAGATATCCGTTTCAACACTACTCAATTCGGGAAGGACATTGCCACCGAGGTCCGCGAGGGCACACTGCCCTACATCTCTGTCGGCTACATCGTCCACTCCGAGCAGCGCGTTGCCGATATCGATCCGCTCGATGACGAAGACGACAACTACCTCGGCACCTACGAAGCCGACGAGTGGGAGCCCTGCGAAGTAAGCCTCGTTGCGATCCCCGCAGATCCTTCGGTCGGCGTTGGCCGCGACCTCAACCATATTCCGCAGTACCCGGTGCGTTTCGCCGGCATTCCAGCCACACCGCCGGCTTTGCCGACACGCAGCACCCAGGAGAATCCAATGTCCGAGCCCATCGTCCCCGCAGTTGTCCCCGCAGTTGTTCCCGCAGCGGTCGTCACCATCGACCACGCCGACGCCATCCGGTCGGAGCGTGAGCGCACTGTCGGCATCAGCCTGCTCGCCCGCCAGTTTCCCGAGATCCTCACCCGCGAGCTCGCCGAGAAGGCCATCAACGAAGGCCAGACCCGCGATGCGGTTGCGACCGCCATCCTCGAAAAGAAGCGCGAGAAGGAAGCCCTGCTCAACGCCGGCGGCCAGGTCACGCTGAACGAAAAAGAGCGCAGCGGCTACAGCTTCATGCGCGCGATCCGCGCCGTGGCCAATACCTCGGGCGGATCCACTCCGACCGAAGCCAGCTTCGAGCTCGAGATCTCGCAGACCATCGCGAAGCAGCTGGGCCGCGATACCGGCGGAATCTTTATCCCCACCACCGAGCCCATCTTCCGCCAGACCCCTGAAGAGCTCCGCAAGCGCGTAAGCGTCGCGGGTTCGCCTGGCTCGACCACCGGCGGCGGCGCAACCGTGGCCACGAACCTCGTCAGCTTCCTCGACTTCCTCCGCCCTGCGCTTCGGCTCACGGCGCTGGGCGCGGAGTTTATGGGAGGCTGCTCGAGCAACTTCGCGCTGCCCAAGATGACCGGCGATGTCGGTTTCAACTGGTCCGCTGAAAATCCCGGCGCGGACAACTCCGACGTCGATCCCACCTTCGGCCAGGTGCCGTTCTCCCCGCTTGGGGCGACCGCCAGCACCAGCTGGACCCGCCAGCTGCTCATCCAGAGCTCGATCGACTTCGAAGCGAAGGTACGCAACGCCCTCGTGATGGTTGCGGCGATCGGCATCGAGAAGGCTGCACTGGCAGGTACCGGGGGCACACAGCCCACCGGCGTCCTGACCACGACCGGCGTCAACCTCAAGGCGCTCGGCACCAACGGAGCGCTCCCGACCAAGCAGCTTTACATCGATATGCTCACCGCGGCCTTCGTCGCCAACGCCGATGTGCTGGGCGTGCAGAAGTATCTGCTCACCCCAGAGATCGCCGGCTACCTGGCCGGCGTGCCCGAGCTGGCCAACACCATCGCGCTGCCGACCTTCACCTACGGGGCCGACGGACAGGGGCGCATCAATGGCCACGACGCGTACTGGTCGAACCTGCTCCCGAAGACGCTCACCAAGGGCACCTCGGCCGGTGTCTGCCATGCGGCCATCGGCGGCAGCTTCGGCGCACTGACGATCGCGGAGTGGGGAGCGATGGAGATCATCCTCGATCCCTACACCAAGGCCAAGCAGTCGCTGGTGAACATCATCGCGAACTTCCTGGTCGACAGCAACGTGACCTATCCCCAGGCGCTTTCGGTGTGCCTCGACCAGCTCGTCTAGGACCCGGACGGAAACCGGCGGCCGCGGGGAACCCACCCGGCCGCCAGCTTTACAGAATTTGAGTAACACCCGAGGTTACAAATTTTATGGCAATCTCCACGATCCAGGCCGGCAGCAAACTGCTCCGCACCATCCGCGTCAAGGCAGACTGCCTCGGCCCCGGGGGCACCCCTCTTTTCAAGGGCATGATTGTCCGCGTTCCAGAGAACGATGCTTACACGCTGGTAAGCGGCGACCAGGCAGAA